GAACCGGGCGAAGCTCCCTCAAAGAAGTGCAAGGGCTGCGGAATTGACCTGCCGATTTCGACCATGATCTGCCCGGTGTGCGGCTACGAGGACAAGGTCAGCAAAGGTATTCTCGAGGAGTTCCGCATGACCGAGGTGGAGCTTATCGACGCTTCACCGTTCCAGTGGGAGAGCCTCTTTGACGGCTTAGTGCTAGTGGCCAACGGCATGCAGGCATGGGCGGCAGTCGTGTCTTTTGGAGGTTGCTTCTGGGCCGTGGGGGCTGTCGAAGGGCAGCGCGTGCAGAAGCTGGAGGTCAGTGACGACAAGATTCTTGCAATCTCGAGCGCAGATGATTTTCTTCGTGCCAACGGAGATACTAGCTTGTGTCGGAAGACACGGTCGTGGCTTAATCTGCCGCCCACAGCCAAACAGATTCAGACTCTTGGCAATGGAGCAAACATGTTCAATATGAGCCGTTACCGTGCGTCATGTCTGCTGACATGGAATTTCAACGAAAACAAAATCAGAACCAAAATAACCACTAAATAAAATGATAGGCCACTGCCCAAACCCTGACGACGAACCTGACAACATCTGCCCAGTGTGCGACGAGCTGCTGGTGCGCGACCTGCTAGGCGACTGGACATGCCCGGGCTGCGGATTCCCGGAGGAGCAACCTGAGGAGGACGAGAAATGACCGACGAACAAATTAACGTGGCGATTGCTGAAGCGTGTGGGTGGACACAAATTGAACAGCATCCTCCTGACGACACGCTTTATGGTCAACACCCATCGTGCACAGATGAAGTCAACAAGTATTATGAGTATCCAATCCCAAACTACTGCAACGACCTCAACGCAATGCATGAGGCGGAGGAGATGATTACCGGAGTGATTTGGAGAGATTACTTTGAGAGACTCCAACGCTACGGTAAGGCATCCGGCATTCGAGCTACCGCTCGGCAACGCGCTGAGGCGTTTCTCAGGACGCTTGGCAAATGGGAGGAGACAGCGAAATGAACATTTATCCATCTCAAGTTCCGCCACCTATTCCTGCCGGAGCAAAAATTAAATGCAAATGTTGCGGCCATATGCACGGCGAGCACTTCCCATGTCATGAATTTCAGTTGGCAGGAGACTTAATTCCAAAATTATTAACGGTAAACAAGCTGCACAGCATTGGAGCAGACGGAAAACCCATGCCGATTGACAAACCTGTCACCCTGCGCGAACGCGCCGCGATTGCTGCAATGCAGGCATTGCTTAGTGATTTCCCCGTGCGTGAAGTGAGGTATACGGCAGAGTGGGCGGTCAAAGCCGCCGACGCGCTCATTGCCGAGCTTCAGAAGGAGGCGCAGGGGTGAGCGCACACGAAACAACAGACACTGCATTAGCCATATGTCCGCACTGCGGATTTAGAGATGATGCATCCCACGAACTGGGCCGCGTGTGGTTTTGTGATACAGGCGAAGATGAATGTTTAAAATGCGGTAAACTGTTTGAGTGGGACAGGACAATTATAATTACTTACACGACAAGAAAAATAAATGACTGACGAACAAATAAATGTGGCTATTGCAAAGGCGAGTGGGTGGAAAAATTTACATTCACATCCACTAAATCCGACTGTGTGGACAGGCGATGAACCATTGGATGATGGAAGATATTTGCCTTACACTCAGATTCCCGATTACTGCAACGACCTCAACGCAATGCATGAGGCGGAGAAGACCTTAAATGTAGAACGATGGCAGCTTTATGCGGCCTTTCTATTTAAAGCGACATCGCGCCCACAGCACGCCACAGCACGCCAACGCGCAGAAGCGTTCTTGCGGATGCTCGGTAAATGGGAGGAGGTGCAGGAATGAGCAACCAAATGCGTGACCCATTGGATATTTCAATCATTGAGGCGTTGCGAAACGACCTCAAAGAGGAGCGTAAACGTGTCGAAATGCTTACTGTTGCTCTTGAGCGCATCCGCGATTGCGACTGGGTGATAACGCTACCGGATCGGATGGACGCCGTGCGGCAGATAGCAAGAGAGGCGCTGGAATGAGCCGCGTTTTAATGGGCAACGATGCGCGATGTCCTTGTGAGTGCGAAAGTCCTTGTGTGTTGAACGAGGATTTGGATCACGCTGAACATAGAATTGAACAACTTGAGCGCCTGATTAAACAATGCCGGACAGCCTTGGCGTCTATATTGTGCGCAGGTGAATCTGGATGCCCAACAGAGAAAGAGGCACGCAAAATGTGCGCAGATGCACTGGTTAAATTGAACACGGAATTGAACACTAAAAACACGAAATGAGCACACACGACGAGGCAGAGATTGAGCGGCTGAGGGCCGTCAACGAGGAACTCCGGGCTGCCGTGCGCCGGTGTGAAATGCAGCTCGCGACAGCGATGCTGCTGCTCTCCACTGCGTGCTGCAACCGGGGCGACAGACTAAACGGAGAGATCTGGCAGAATCGAAAACAGAAACTGGAAGCCGAATACAATGTTTGAACCACCCAAGCAGTACCACAACGAGGAAATCGAAGCCGCCATCTCCAATGCACTCGCCATCGCCAGATCCCGAGAAGACCGCCGCACCTATCTTGGGGCAAGCCGGTGGGGGCATCACTGTGAGCGGGCACTCGGCTACGAGTTCCACGCCACCGACCGGGACGACATGTCCAGACCTCAGTTCTCCGCAGACTTGTACCGCGTATTCGACATGGGACACGACGGCGAGAGTCGCATGTCCCAGTATCTGCGAATGGCGGGGTTTGAGATGCAGACAGAGAAACCCGGAGGCGGCCAGATAGGATTCTCCGTCTGCGACGGCAAGCTGGGGGGGCACTGCGACGGGATTATCCACGCCGGCCCCGGGATCACCAAGGCTCCACTGGTGTGGGAAAACAAGGCTCTCAACAACAAGAGTTGGAACGACACCAAGACCAAGGGCGTACAGAAGTCCAAGCCGCTGTACTACGCGCAGATGCAGACCTACATTGCATATTTGGGTTTGCAAGGTTACCTGTTCACAGCCATGAACCGGGACACCGGCGAGATCTTTGTGGAACTGGGGGAGCCGGACATGCGGACGGCCCAAGAGGTCAGCGACAAGGCGCTGCGGATCGTGCAGAGCCAGCACCCAGAGCAGTTACCCCGCTGCGCCACAGAGGAGACCGATTTCCGGTGCCGCTTCTGTGACTTTGCAAAGCGTTGCTGGAACAGGAAAGAAACCATTAGTCAACCGCAGTACTTTACATACAAAAAATGATGACCGCAAAAATTGAAAGCCTGGCTCACTTCGATGAGAGTCAGGTCAGGGAACACTTGTCTTTTATCTTTGGAAGCGTGGACTTTCAGCCCGGGGCGTTTGTGTGCCTGAGAGGCATCGGGGAAAAGGGCACAGCGCAGGAGGGAACCTTCCGGGAAGAGTTCTTTTTTGAACCGGCAGTAAATCAGAACTGGATGAATGCTGCGGTGGAGCACTGCCGCCGCTGGGGACAGCATGCCGTAGCCTCGTTTATCGTGCCGTGTGTGCTGAAGGCGCCGAAGGCGACTGCCGTGAATGTGAGTCTATTCACCACGGTGGTGGCGGATTTTGATAGTGGCAACACGGATGAGCGGATTGCGTGGGTGGTTGAGAACATTGGTGTGCCGGATCTGGTAGTAGAGTCTGGTGGTATTACTGAGGCGGGAACACCCAAGCGTCATGCCTGGTGGCGGATCGAGCCGACTGCCGACATCGAGGGTGTGATTAACTTACGGCACACAATAGCGGAGCTTTCCGGCGGGGACTTGATGCTCGGGCGGGGAGTGAAGTCCAATCCGTTTGGCCGGTCGCATCAGCCGGTACGGCTTGCAGGGACCGTCCACGGAAAGGGTGGAACAGCGAAGCCATGCAAGGTGGAGTGGAGCGGGGAAGTTGGCCCAGACCGCTGTCATGTCATGTTTGCCGACAAACTGAAGTGGTTGCAGCCAGCCCCGTGGGCGGTTCGGACCAAGATGTCCCTTGGGGACGGGGACAACGTGATTCGGGGACTGTTCGGCGAGGACACCACCAACGCCGGTGAAAACTTTGAGCCGGTGGATCTGACACGGGATGTCCATGCTGGCGGGGACACGGTGACGAGGTTCTCCGAGTTCAACCGAGTTGCCGGCCACTACATCCACTGCATCCGCCGTGGGGACATGTCCAAGGACGCCGCGTTCGAGGCTCTGTCTGGTTGGGTTGTGGCTCACATGAAGCCGGCATGGCCTGAGACAAGAGTAAGGACAGAATGGGAGGCGCTTATTCGGCAAGATGTTGCGTCCAAAGGAGCTTTTGAGGACACAACGGGGACACGAGGCCAAAAAGAACAGCTCCCGATCCCAGTGTCTGGGGATGAGAACGGACTTCTGGCTTGGAGCGCACACCGCTGGATTGTAGACCCAGTGCCGCAACACGAGGAACTCGTGGAAGGACTGGTACTCAAGGGAGAGCCCCACTTGTTTGTGGGTGAGGGCGGTTCAGGGAAGACGTTTCTAGTGGCGGATCTGGCGCTCAAGGTTGCAGCTTGGGGCGAGGGTCGGGATTTCACTTGGTGCGGGCAGAAGATTAAGAGCGGCGGCACTGCGGTGCTGATACTGTGCGAGGACAGCCAGATTGAAATGCATATCCGCATCAAGCAGCTTGATCAAGGAGGGTTGATCTCGCAGGCCGGGGACAGGCTGATCGTACTGCCAATGACGAACATTGGAGGCGCCTTTCCGCTCACCGAGCGAGACTTCAAGACCGGCGGGACGGTGACGAGCGACAAGTGGCGCCGGATGCTGGATCTGATGAAGACGCTGCCGGAGCCGCCGGTATTGGTAGCGATTGATACGCTCAACAGTGTAAGCCACGGGGACGAGAACAGCAATGTCGTCATCGCCGAGATGATGCGGGAGGCGCACCGCGTCTGCGGGGAATTGGGGGCGGCGCTGCTGATCAACCACCATATCCGCAAGTCCAACGAGCCGCTCAGGAGTCTTGAGGAACTGCGCAGTGCGATCCGTGGCGCCAGTGCCATCCCGTCGTATTTTCGTATCAACTTTGGAATGTTCCACGCGAGCGATTACGAGCGGCGCATGAAGGCTATGGGGCTTGTTCCCAAGCGCGGACAGATGTGGAAATTTGGGATTGTGAAGGCGAATATTCATGGTCTGCTTCAGGGAGAACGTACGCTTTTGCGTAACGGGATCGGACTCTTGGAGGATTTGACCGAGAGGGACTCGTATGCCGCTGTGAATATCTCTGAGAGGGTAGCGTGGATGGTGTATGCCTGCCAGCAGGCGGCGAGTGCGCTGCATCCGTATGCCGTGGGTGGGAAGAATGCCGCGAACGGACTCTACAAGAGGCGGAATGAGCTGCCACAGATACTGCGGGGTGTGGGCTGGCGGGAGTTCGGGAACCTGGTGGAGGAGGCGTTGGTGAAGGGATTGCTTGTGCCGTGTGCTGTGCGAGGGTCGAAGTCGAAGGCGTACCTGGATGTGCCGGGAGGAGTGCTCTCGAGTGATGAGGCCGGGGTTGTGCTGGCTGCCGGCGCCTACAATCACCCGCCAGAGTGGGAGGATTACTACTACGATGCGGACGCCGGAGAGGTCGTTTTGGCCGCAAAAAGCAATGCCTGGAAGGCCCAGTTCGGACCCAAAAGCGAGCCGATTGCAGGCAGAAAACAAGTGAATCCTGCCGAGGACATAGGCGAGGACGCCTGAGGACACGAGGGCCGATTTGAGGACGCTCTCTCTGTAAATTGGGGCGTCCTCAAAAAAAGAATGGGTGTCCTCAAGGGGAAAGCAATGTGGCAAAAATACCATACGCAAAAAGAACGTTAGGACAAATTTAAGGACACGGGGACACGCGGTTCCAACAGAGTAAATAAATAATGTGTGTCCTCGGAGGACACGTCTGAGGACACGCTAAAATACGCAGAAAAAACGTCGTGTCCTTTTTGGTGAAAAAAAGGGGGGGTCGAGGACACGCAAAATTGGTCAGTCAAGTTGTTGAAAATCAAATTTTTGCAAATTTCGGAACTCGTTTTAGGACACGAGGACTATATAAGGGGGAAAAGGGAATAAATCCCCTTGTTCCCTATATCCTCATATATTCGGATACCTTACCGCTTACGCTAGGTATCCGTATGAGGACCGTGAACTTCTTCCTTCCTTAAGTTGCGGCAGTGCTCAAAGTTTGCAAAAAAGTGCGTATACTTAGAAATGCAGTACAATGAAATCGAGATCAAAATTGAGTCAGGAGTGCGGCGAGGGCACCGGCGGCATGCTGGTGCGGATGGTGGTGCGCGGTGAGCCAAAGAGCCAGCCGCGTCCGCGCTTCGTAAATGGCCGTGTAGTGTCCAATATCACTCCGGCAGTATCATCATGGCAGGCGGCAGTGTGGAGGGCTGCTGGTGAGGCAATGTGCGCGATTGAGGAGGGGTTGCTGGACAAGGTGACAGCCCTGAGGGTGGATGTGACGTTCTTTTTCCCGACCAAGAAAAGCGACCGCTGGGGAAAACCGCATACTCAGAAGCCTGACAGGGACAACTGCGACAAGCTGGTGCTGGATGAATGCACCAAGGTCGGCTTGTTCGGCGGAGACGACTGCCGAGTCTCTGCTGGCATGATCCGGAAGTACTGGTGTCGTCCGGGGGGTGAGGGATGCATCGTAGAGGTCTCAATAGACGCATCAGGAGCCCCGTGGGAGGGCCTGGACGCGTCGCCAAGTATGGATACACCCGACGACGCTCCAGGGTGGTTGCTTTAGGGCAAAGGCTGGCTGGGGGGCTACAGCTTGCGGCAGCCGATAGCGCAGGCTATCAAGAGCAGCTCCGCTGAGATTGCAAGTGCTGCAAAAACGTAATGTTCCACAACGTTCTCGGTCCAGACCGCGAGCGCAATGCCGTCAGCCATGAGCATTACTGCCGCGAGAGCAAACAGCGCCACGTAGCGAGCGCGAAGCGCGGCCTTGTGGTAGTTGCGTGCCGCCGCCAAGGGAATCCGAATCGTGTCCATCCCCACGTCGTTACACTCGGGTCTGGAGCGCGAGAGCGAAGGGCGGTCCGCCTTTGAGAGCGGGCTCTCCCATGCCGGCAACACAGAACGCATCTCGCTCATGTGCGGCTCAGGATAGTCATCCGTGCGGGAAGGTGATGTAATACTGTTGTAGCTGGTGCTGGCGTAGTGCGAGGTGCTCATTGGTTCGGTTTTGGGGTTTGGGGTTGGAGTCAGGGCCGGTGGCGTTGTGTTAGACTGTTGCTGTTGGTGCGGCATCTTTTGAGTCATGACGGTTGGTTTTGTGTTTGATGTTGGGGATTGCGGCTGACTTGAGCGGCTTGGTGAACTTCCTGCGGAACCGGCGCCGGGCGACCTCGATGGGATACCCCAGCGATACAATCGAGCGCATCAGCTCCTCAGGCTCAGGCTCCGCATCAGGATGACACAACGGCTCACACAGCCACCGGTCGAACTCGTTCACGCGCTTCCCGCAGGTCCGGTCTCCAAACCAGTCCCACCAAACCACTCGCGCCACTATCCCGCGGTGCGATGCCGGCAAGCGCTCTATGCGCTCAAGCCACTCCGCGGGGGTGCGGCGCTCCGCCGCATACCGGTAGGCAAACTTAATGCGCCGTTGCTTTGAGGTAAGTTCTGAAGGTGTGCTCATGTTTTGTGCTTCTGTTAGTTTCATTGGTTTTGGTTTTGGTTTGTTGTTGTCTGCTGCGTTTTGGGTCCCCTTTTCCCGAGTAAATTCACTTTCGAGAAATGGTTTGACCAAATTTGGTTTTGGGAAATTGCCTTCAGGAGCGGCAAAGCAGCCGTTGGCTTTAGCGGGTCTCCCGCCCGCATGCAAGGCTCCAGGCCGGGGGCAACACCGCGCCGCAGGCGCACAACCGCCGAAGGCTTACTTCGCTCGAGTCGCCCGGAAGGTCATGTTGATGACTTCGCCACGCTCCCCGCCGAGTTTCTCCCAGGCTTTCTCCTCAGCGTGCTCACGGTCGTATGCAAACACATAGAGCACTTCGGTGTCTGTGTAGATCTCATCAACATAGTGCTGAATGCATTCAACGCGGTACTTCTTAAGGGCTGTGTCTTTTGTGGTGTTCATTGGTTCTGTTTGGTTAGTTTGGTTCTGTCTGCCCAGGCTGGTCACGCCAGCTCGGGCTACAAAATCATGCCGACTTTGGGTCCCCTTTTTCGGAGTAAAATGACTTTTGAGAAATAGTTTCAGCGATTTTGGTTTTGAAGATTTTCCCTTAGGGAACAGGGCGTTTCAGACGCTTTTCTAGGGTGGAAACGGGGTGCTTTTTGGTGGAACGTGTCTCTTGGGAGTGTGCTTTTCTAGGGCTTTGAGCGGTGTTTCTAGTGGGGTCTGAAAAGGTTCAGCATAGGACGTAGCTGGAAAGGCATTGAGGGCGTTTTAAGGGGCGTTTAAAGCGCTTGGTGGTAGGGTGTTTTTGGGGACGGTTTTGACGCCAAAAAAGAAGGGCGCCCCTTGTGAGGGCGCCCTTGTTCGGCGGAGCGTTTGATTGCGTTTGATTGCGGCTAGTCGCGGTCTCGGTCGCATCGGTCCGCTCTGCGTACCCGGAGCCGATAGCGTTTGGCGTGGTCCCTGGCTTCGCGAGCCGTTTGGAATTGTTGACTCCAAACGTGATACGAATCCGGGAACCTAGCCTCTAAAATCCAGGCCGAGCCGATGCGATACAGAATTGCGCTCATTAGCGTTTTCCCCCTTTCTTGAGGTTGTCGAGAATGAAAGGAATGTAAACAGAGAGGAACGTGCCCATTAGACAGAATACCATGAACACATGGAGTTTGTGCCGCACGGAGGCTATCTCGGGTAGTGAAATATCGATCATGATTTTTAGTTTTTGGGTTGGAGGCTGTAAACGCGACCAACGTCACAGAATCCCTCAGCGACAACGTCCAGACCAGTGTCGGGGATGTCTGAGAGGTCATGCCCACGCCAGAGCGTGAGATGAATTGTTGGCGTTGAATCCTCGGCGGAAAACTCACACAGAACGGCGCTCTCGATTATTCGACTCCGAGGATCGAATTCCAATAGGGATTCAAGCGTTTTTTGCAGGTTCATTTTGTTTAGTTGTTGGGGGTGAGTTGTTAGACTGCGCGAATCGGCATGAGCAAGCCGAAGGCCTTGTTGTCTCGGCTTTGATCCCCGGAAGGAAGGACGGTGATGATGTCTTTATCAGACTTGAAATTCAGAGTAACCTTTTCGGAGCCAAGCGCTTCTGACAAGCGCTTTAGAAGATCAACGTCAAGCGTAACAGAGAACGTTGCTTCTTCTCTTTCGAGCCTAGCCGATACAATCTCAGCAACCTTAGGAGCCTGAACGTCAACATGATGCAACGGGAAGGAAGCGCCTCCCAAAATAGAGCAATGCGACTCGGTAAAGGTGAAAGGCATATCTGGCCAAAGTTTCCCGGACGCTTTGCGGGCGGCTTTGATTGCATCGAGGGGGATTTTCTTTCCTTCAACTTCTTCGCCGTATTCAATTTCGACGGGCACACTTGCGAGCATCCGTCCGTCCGTTGCGATGCAACGGCCATCTTGAATGTAAGGCTGATTGATCCCGGGACGGCATTCATCTTTAGAGCATGCGGACTCGAGTTTGTGGATTTTTGCGATTTTCATTTTTGTAGTTTGTTTGTGTTGTTTTGTTTGTGAAGCGAAGCGCTTCCCTATGCTCTCTCCCGAAAGAGAGAGCAACGGGAAAAGCTCTAGAAGTTTTGAATGATCACTCCGCCTTCAAACTTAATGACTTGCGTTTGGTCCTGCAGCCATGCAAGAGCATCGGCTTCCTTGTCCTCTTCGCTTTGTTCCTCTTCGCCAAGGTTTGGATTAGGCTCAAAGCCATACTCTAGAGCGGCTTGCAAAGCCGATTCGTGTTCAGAGTAGTCGCAACGGAGCGCGACAACGTCGAGCTCAATCTCGTTGCCAGTATCTTCCTCAATTTGTTCAATATACTCGATAAGCGCAAAGGCTCCAGAGCGGGACCAGCTTGCGTTTTCATCGGCTTTGAGGATTTCAGCGGCTTGTGAGGTTGTTAGGGTTGTTTTCATTTTTTGTTTTTGGTTAGGGGTGAGAGTGTTTGCTCTGGGGTAGATATAGGCTGTTTTTTGCGAGAGTATAGAGAAAAGTTTCGCTTTTTTTGCGTACTGGGTGGAAGGGATTTGGTACGTGGAAGTTGCGTAGTGTAATTTTTTTGGACTGGCGACTAAAATAGGAGAAGATAGTCGCATGCTTCCCGAAGCACTAAAACAGAACATATTTCAACCCGGTGAACGTCCTATCGGTCGCGCCAAGGGCACGCCCAACAAACTCACCGTAAGCGTGAAAGAAGCGGTAGAGCGCGCCTTTGAGCGTCTCGGCGGCGCCTCGTACCTCGAGCATGTCGGTCGGACGGACCCGCGCACGTTCTGCGCGCTACTGTCCCGGTTGTTGCCGACCAAACTCGCCAATGCCGACGGTTCGCCACTGCTAGCAGCGCTAACCGAGCTGACAGATGCGCAGCTGGAAGCCAGGACTGCCCGGGCGCTTGCCGATGCGCAGCGCTCCGGGGTGCTCTCGGCTCCATCCGGGCCCGTGATTGAGGTTGCCGCGGAGCCTGTGCAAGCTACTGTTGCAACGTCAACAGACTCAAGCACTTCCGCATAGGTAAATACTATACACGTCATATAGAGTGGCCAAACCGGATGCGATACCACAACCTGTAGTGTGAGCAAAAAGCTACACCACAACCTGTAGTGGTCGATGGGTCGTCACCCCCAGGCCTGGCCGCTCTAGAAGAAGAAGTCGAGGTCCCTCCACAGTCGCGCCGAGGGCGCCCCACACCCCAGAGGGTGCCATCACCCCAGAGGGGTACCCCCTGCTTTTTTCTGGACGGGGCTGCGCGGCGCGGATACACCCAGCGGCACTAAATGTGGATACTACCAAAACAATTACACACCTCGGCCTTTGTGCCGGATATGGCGGCATTGAACTTGGACTCAAACGAGTCCTCCCAACTCTGCGCACAGTCGCTCTTTGTGAGATCGAAGCCTTCGCCTGCGCGAACCTGGTTGCAAAAATGGAAGCGGGACTCATGGACGCAGCACCTATCTGGACGGATCTTAAGACCTTCCCATGGGCAGAGTTTTGTGACCGCGTGGACATCCTCACTGGAGGTTATCCCTGCCAGCCATTCAGCAGCGCAGGCAAACGTTTCGGAGCAGATGACCCGCGACATCTGTGGCCCTACATCGCAGACGGCATTCGCCTTTTGCGACCCAGAGTCTGCTTCTTTGAGAACGTCGAGGGACACATTAGCCTTGGACTCCGAGAAGTCATTGCAGACTTGGAAAGCCTTGGTTACCAAGCGACGTGGGGAATATTCAGCGCGTCGGAATGCCTCGATGCAAGTGGACGCACAGCACCGCACCAGCGTAAACGAGTGTTCATCTTGGCCCACCGTGACAGCGAACGAGGACAGCTATCGGATTGGCGGCAACAGTCAACAGAGCAAATGCCTATCGGCAATGGCACGGCGTGGAGAGATGTTTGGCCCAGCCGCCCCGGCGAACCCCAGCACGCATGGGAGCCGCCCAGAGTTGTTGTGGCCGACACATACAAACACGGGAACGGGACGAGTCTCGGACGGGAAGCGCGGCAGGGATCTGGAGAGCTGCATAACGAATCCACAAGCGTGGAGCCGCCCAGAGTCGTGGAGCACTCCAACGGTGACAGACGCAAGTGCAATGTCGCCGGAGATGCGGCCCAGCAGGATAGCAACAGGCAGGACAACGGAGTATCTGGCGAGGCAAATTCAATGGGCGACGCCCAGAACGAAAGATGCAGAAGGCTGGATGATGAATCAAGCGAGACTAGCGGCTGGCAAGCCAGAGGACACGCTGACAGGGCAAGCACTTCAGAGCAACAAGGACAATGGCAAACTCAACCCTCGATGGGTCGAGACATTAATGGGCCTGCCAGTGGGCTGGACTATGCCGAGTTGTGCGTCTCCTGTGACAATCGAACTGACGAGTTGCGGCTGCTCGGCAACGGAGTAGTACCGGCAACGGCAGAGCGAGCCTTCAGAACACTCTTAGCACAAATATGACTCCAGACGCCCCATCACCCCATCCCCCTGAGGACGCTGCCGCTATGGCTTACGCTCTCGCCGAGAGCGCGGCGCAGCGCGACATAGACTACGAGGAGTACACCTTCGAGATCGAGGACGGCGCCTCGGACGGCACCGAGATCAAGGTTCTGGTGATACGGGTATGAGCAGAGACACCGACGAGAACTTCCACCCCGTGGAGACCAGCTACGACCTAGACAGCGGCATTGACGCCCTGCGGCTGGCGGTGGATATGTGCCACGAGGCAGACCGTGTGGAGCACTGGAAGCAAATAGCCACGGCCCTCGCTAGAGCCCTCAACACCAGCGGCTGGACGCCGCAGAGCGGCGGCACTGAGGCCATCGAGCGATTTAAACGCTTGCTCCGCGAGGAAGCCCGCACTAGCGTGCGGGTTCAACCTACAACTCGGCTGGGCGGCTGAGTTGAGGCGGATAGAGCCCGGCCCCGCGTGTGCGGGTGTCCGGGTGTCCTTTACTGAACATGGAAGACGTACTTGACGGCATAGACCAGCGGCTGGAGTTGACACTCCTGCTCGAGGAGACGCTGCGCCGCAAGCGTGAGCGCAAGATCCAGTCGTACTTCCCTGAGGAAGGCCCGCTCAGACGCGAGCTCTACCCCAAGCATCTGGCGTACTTTGCTGCCGGCAAAACCTACCGCGAGCGGCTGATGATGGCGGCGAACCGTGTTGGCAAGACCGAGAGCATCGGCGGCTACGAGATGGTGTTGCACATGACCGGCAAGTACCCGGCATGGTGGGAGGGCAGACGGTTCGACCGGCCTATCAATGCATGGGCGGCGGGAGACACGGGGAAGACGACCCGTGACATTCTCCAGATGAAGCTGTTGGGACCACCGGGAGAGTTCGGCACCGGCCTGATCCCGAAAGCGGATCTAGTGCGGACCACGGCAAAGGCCGGGGTGGCGGAAGCGATTGAGACCATCAGCGTGAAGCACATCAGCGGCGGCGAGAGCCGCCTCGTGTTCAAGTCCTACGACCAGCGCCGCGAAGCCTTCCAGGGCTCCGAGCAAGATGTGATCTGGCTGGATGAAGAGCCGCCTCTGGATGTATACACGGAGTGTCTGCTGCGTACGATGACCAACAGCGGCATGACGATGCTGACCTTTACGCCGCTGATGGGTTTGAGCGAGACGGTGTTGTCGTTTATGCCGAATGGCGACATCAAGGAACAGTCTGGTGGCAGCAAGTACGTCGGCATGGCGACGTGGGACGATGTCCCTCACCTCACCCAGCAACAAAAAGACGAGCTGTGGGCGAGCATCCCGCCCTTCCAGCGGGACGCCCGCTCCAAAGGCATCCCCCAGCTTGGGGCTGGGGCCATCTACCCCGTCCCTGAGAGCGAGCTTCTCATTGAGGAGTTCACGATCCCCGAGCACTGGCGGCGGTGTTATGGGATGGACGTGGGTTGGAATCGGACGGCTGTGGTGTGGGGGGCGACGAACCCGGACTCCAATGTGACGTACCTTTACAGCGAGTACTACCGCGGGCAGGCGGAGCCGATTCTGCATGCGGAGGCCATCAGAGCCCGTGGCGAGATGCCGGGGGTAATTGATCCAGCCAGTCGCGGTCGAGCGCAGACAGATGGGCAGCAGCTTCTGGGGATCTACCGGCGGCATGGGTTGGATATAACGCCGGCACAGAACTCGGTGGAATCAGGGTTGTACACGGTATGGCAGGCGATGTCCTCGGGGAAGCTGCGAGTGTTCCCGAGCCTGAAGAACTGGCTGAATGAGTTCCGGCTTTACCGACGGGACGAACGGGGGCGTGTCGTAAAGGAAAACGATCATTTGATGGACGCGACACGGTATTTGATGGTAAGTGGTTTGGGTAGAGCTGCGATTCCCGGCAAGTACACCGGCAAGAGAAGTGGTTCATTTGTGATGCCGGTTATCAACTTTTTCAAGCGATGAACGAAGAGAAATTAGCAGAAATCCATCAGGCTGCGCGTGCTGAGTTCGACCAGGTTCAATCGGCCCTGTATCAGGAGCGGATGAACTGTCTTGGGGACCGGCGTTTTTGTTCGCTTACCGGCGCACAATGGGAGGGACCGCTTGGGAACCAGTTCGAGAACAAGCCCCGCTTTGAGGTCAACAAGGTGCACATGGCGGTGCAACGGATCATCAACGAGTACCGCAACAACCGTATCGGGGTACAGTTCGTGTCCAAAGAGGGCGAGGAGTACGACAAGCTGGCGGAGACGTGCCAGAACCTGTATCGGGCGGATGAACAGACGCCTACGGCGGATGAGGCCTATGACAATGCCTTTGAGGAAGCGGTGATGGGAGGGTTTGGAGCATGGCGGCTGCGGACGGAGTACGTCAACGACGAAGACCCCGAGGACGAGAAGCAGCGGGTGTGTATCGAGCCGATTTTTGATGCGGATAGCAGCGTGTACTTTGATCTCGGCGCAAAGCGCCAGGACAAGTCTGATGCGAAGCGTTGCTGGGTCTTAACCAGCATGACCCGCGAAGCCTACCGTGCGGAGTGGAACGACGATCCCTCGACTTGGCCTAAGACAATCACGCGCAGCCAGTTCGACTGGTATACTCCAAGTATTGTCTACGTCGCGGAGTACTATGTCGTGGAGGAAGTCTCCGAGCAGATCCGCATCTACAAGAGCCTCACCGGCGAGGAGGAAAGCCTGCGGCCTGATGAACTCTATAAGGAAGAAGAGATGCTGGCGACCGGCTGGAAGGAGACACGCCGCAAGAAGGTCAAAGCCCGCAAGGTGCGCAAGTACATCATGTCGGGGGCGGCGATCCTTGAGGATTGCGGCTATATTGCGGGCAAGAACATCCCGATCATACCGGTGTACGGGAAGCGTTGGTTTGTGGACAACGTAGAGCGTTGCATGGGGCATGTGCGGCTTGCCAAAGACGCGCAGCGGCTTAAGAACATGCAGCTTAGTAAACTCGGCGAGATTGCGGCCCTGAGTGCCACGGAGAAGCCGATTCTTTTGCCCGAACAAGTCGCCGGCCACCAGCTCATGTGGGCCGAGGACAACCTCAAGAACTACCCCTACCTGCTCATTAATCCTATCACGGATGCCAACGGCAACCCCGCCCCGGGCGGGCCTGTGGCGTACACGAAACCTCCGTCGATTCCGCCTTCGATGGCGGCACTGCTTCAACTCACCGAGGCCGACATGCAGGAGATTCTCGGCTCCCCGCAGCAGGGCGACAAGATGGTCTCTCACCTTAGTGGCAAGACCGTGGAACTCATTCAGCAACGGCTGGATATGCAGACCTTCATCTACATGAGCAACATGGCCAAGGCTGTGAAGCGGTGTGGAGAAGTGTGGCTCTCTATTGCACGGGATATTTTTGTGGAGCAAGGCCGGAAGATGAAGTCGATTGCGGCAAGCGGCAAGGCGGAGCCTGTGGAGTTGATGAAACCGGTTGTCAACGACGAGGGTGAGATCGAGTATGAGAACGACATGTCCTGTGCGGACTACGATGTCGAGGTTACGGTCGGCCCAAGCAGCCAGACCAAACGGCAGGCCACGGTGCGGAGCCTCACGGACATGATGACGCTGACCCAAGACCCTGAGATGACCCAGGTGCTGTCCTCGATGGCGATGCTCAACATGGACGGCGAAGGCATTAGTGACGTGCGCGACTATTTCCGCAAGAAGCTGCTTCGCATGGGGGTTCTCAAGCCCACCGACACCGAGGCCCAGGAACTCGCCATCGAGGCCCAGAACGCCCAGCCAGACCCGCAGGCGCAGTACCTCAGGGCGGCAAGCGAACAGGCCATTGCACAGGCCTCCAAAGCGCAGGCTGACAGTATTCTCGCGGTGGCCAAGGCCGAGGAGGCCCGGGCCAAGACGACAGAGACCCTTTCCAAGGTCAGCTCAACAGATCAAGAACGGATCTTTGCGCTGGCTGACCGGCTTACCCAGCCGGCGCCCCAGATGCAATAATGCTTGCATTTGGGAGAAGAATCCCACATGAATACAACCCAACCGGCAGAAGAAAGTACGGCAACCCAAGAACCTGAAGAAATCCTAACCCAGCCAGAGGCCACCCCGGTGGAGCCTGAGCAAAGCGAGGAATCAACAGAAGAGGTTGTTGTTACGATCAAAGGAGAATCGCCACCTCCCGAAAAGGAAGAGAAGCAGGCACCCGAATGGGTGCGTAACCTGAGGAAAAGCTACCGAGAGTTGCAGCGCGAGAAGCGCGAACTCGAGGAAAAGCTCAAGACGGTACTACCGGCACCAGAGACAAATCCTGTTGATCCGGGCAAAAAGCCGACACTAGAGCAGTGCGATTACGATTCAGACAGGTTCGAGAACGAACTGGCGGCATGGTTTGAGCGCAAGCGGCAGTCTGAAGAGGCTGCGGCAAAGCAGAAAGCCAAGCAACAGTCCGAGCAGGAATCCTGGCAGAAGAAGCTGGAAGGCTACAACCAGAGTAAAACCGGGTTGAAAGTGTCTGATTTTCAAGAAGCCGAGGAGACAGTTCTTGAGAATCTGAGTGTGACGCAACAGGGCATTATCCTTCAGGGCGCCCAGAACCCCGCCGTAATGGTCTATGCCTTAGGCAAAAACCCAAAGAAGGCCAAGGAACTGGCAGAGATCACCGACCCGGTGCAGTTCGCGTTCGCGGTAGCGAAACTCGAGACTCAACTAACGGTGACTCGCAAACAACTCCCTCCTCCCGAAAAACGAATTGTAAGCAATGGGAATCCCGGCACATCGAGCGTTCAGCTTGATCGGTTGCGTGAAGAGGCGGCTCGCACCGGGGATTACTCCAAGGTTCTCGCCTTCAAAAAGCAGTTAAAAAATCAATCCAACTAGTTTATGGCTAATTCATTCAGCAAAGAAGAAAGGGTGGCGTTTGAGAACCTTCTCGAAGGGTTCCAGGACGCTCTTGTTTTGTCCCGCAACGTCTCGATCTACAACACGGATCAGACGATGATGGAACGCACCAACAACGTCATCTGGAGGCCGCAGCCTTATATCGCGAAGTCCTATTCGGGCACCGATATGACCAGCAACTTCACCGACTACACGCAGCTCTCCGTCCCTGCGACGATTGGCTACAACCAGTCTGTGCCTTGGATCATGTCCGCCACGGAACTCCGTGACGCCCTCCAGGAGCAGCGCCTCGGTGACGCTGCCAAGCAGAAGCTGGCGAGCGACATCAACGTGGCTGTGCTCAACGTGGCTTCCGCTCAGGGCACGCTTGTTGTCAAGCGTCTCTCGGCAGCGACCGGCTTTGATGACGTCGCCCAGTGCGAGGCCATCTTCAACGAGCAGGGCGTGCAGGACTTCGACCGCTATCTGGCGCTCTCGACCCGCGACTACAACGGCATGGCGAACAACCTCGCCGGTCGTCAGACGCTTCAGGGCAAGACGCTGACCGCTTATGACCGCGCCTTCATCGGCCAGGTTGCCAGCTTCAGCACATACAAGCTCGACTACGCAAACCGCATTGCGGCAGCGGCTGGTTCCGGCATCACGATTGACACCCGCGACTCGGCTGGCAACTACCAGATCCCGAAAGCGGTGACCAGCTCACCCACGACGGCTGAACGCCTCAACGTGGACAACCGCTACCAGTCCGTGACTGTGAGCAGCACGACCGGCGTTGCCGCTGGCGACTGCTTCACGATCGCTGGTGTGAATGCCGTGCATCACATCACCAAGGGCGACACCGGCCAGCTGAAGACCTTCCGCGTCATCAGTGTGACCGACAGCACTCACATGGTGATCAGCCCCGGTATTGTTTCCAACCAGGTTCCCTCTGCGGCTTCCGCCGAGTACCAGAACTGCGTTGTCAACACCAAGGCCTCCAACAGCGCAATCGTGTTCTTGAACACGGTGGCGGCTCCGATCAACTGCTTCTGGCAGAAGGACGCAATCGAAATCCTGCCCGGTCGCTACGCGGTGCCTTCGGACGCTGGTGCCAACGTGATGCGTGCTTCCACCGATCAGGGCATTGAACTGGTCATGCAGAAGCAGTACGACATCAACACGATGAAGACTCGCTACCGTTTGGACACGCTCTTCGGGGTTGTGAACAAACAGCCTGAAATGAGCGGGATCATCCTGTTCGGCCAGTCCTAAGCTGACTAACACTTGGGGAGAGCGGTTGACTCCGCTCTCCCCTTTGTGTATCAACTCTTTATGCCACTAAAAAAAGGTTACTCACAGAAAACGATCTCCAGCAACATCAGCCGGGAGATGAAAGCCGGTTATCCCCAAAAACAGGCCGTTGCCATCGCGCTCAGTACGGCTCGTAAAGCCAAGCAGGCGGCAGGGAAACCCGTTGGAAAACTCAAGAAATGACTAAGTTCCCCGCATTTGTTTATCAGGCCACCGGCAAGTACCAACGCCCCGGCGGCGGATACGATTTTTTGCACGTCAAAGACGAAACGGAGTTTCAAAATGCGCTTGCTGACGGCTGGTTTGAGACGCTTGAAGCAGCAGTGGAAGCCCGCAAGCCCAAGAAGTTTGCAGAAACACCCGTTTCCAAGGCCGCAGAGCCTGTTTCTGAGCCTTCTGTGGATAATAATGCTCCACCTACCCGCGAAGAGCTTGAAGCCAAGGCTACGGAGCTGGGAATCAAGTTCGATGGCCGGTATTCGGACAAAAGAATCGCGCTGTTAATCGACGAAGCACTCGCAAAATGACATGAGCTGGACCAAGAAACAGATTATTGAGCAGGCTTTCGAGGAAATTGGGTTGGCGTCGTACATTTTCGACCTCACACCGGATCAACTCGACAGTGCGCTCAGGCGTCTGGATCTGATGGTCGGCTCGTGGCTGGCAAAGAACATTCGGATTTCCTATCCGCTGCCGGAAAGTCCTCAGAACAGCAGTATTGATGAGGAAATTGATGTGCCGATCCAATGCAATGAAGCTCTGGTTCTTAATCTTGCGGTTCGTCTGGCTCCTTCCTATGGGAAAACACTCACTCCGGAGACGAAAGCGAACGCGAAACTGATGTACGACCAGCTTCTTGTGGAGGCTGCGGCTCCGATTGAGCAGCAATTCGTTAAAACACTGCCACTTGGTGCTGGATACAAGCGCACTGAGCGTGTATTTGTAAATGATCCGGATCTGAACCCGATTATCGTTCAGAACAACGGACAGGCACTCTTTAAGAACCTACCATAGTATGGCTATCGAACGACTTTCATTGCTGGATCAAATCACACCGTCCACGGTTGTTGCCGTGAACCAAGACGGCATTGATTACCGCGCCAACATTGGCACCGTGGCCACTTACATCAACCAGCAGGGCGGCTCTGGAGATGGCAAGATCCTTCAGTACTCCGGCCCCACTGCAACGGGGTTCACGACCACCATCACTGACAGCAGTTCCAGCGTGTGGCTTGTGTTGACTCCAAACGCCACACTTGCTGCGGGCACAATCACGCTGCCGAATGTGGCCAACTGCGTTGAGTCACAAGAGATCCTTGTGAGTTCCTCGCAGACGGTCACGGCACTGACCATCGGGCTCAATGGAGCACTGGCCGTGGGGGCGCCTACAACGATTGCCGCCGGCGGGTTCTTCCGTCTGCGTTTTGAACCAATTCTAAAGACCTGGTATCGGGTCGGCTAACCAAATTGACTTATGGGACTTGCATTTCAACCTGCTTATCACAATGGCGTTACAGTAACGCCAAACACGTCATCCCAGACAATCACACTGGGGTTCACTTCCGAGACAATCGTGTTCACAAACCTTGGTTCAACCACGGTTTATGTTCGTGTTGGAACCACCCAGAGCGGCACACCGGCCACGACCGCTGACTATCCCGTTGTCGCTGGCTCTCAAGTATCCATCGGCAAAGATCAGGATGACAACACAGTCTCGTTCATTTCTCCCGGTGGCGCTGGATCGCTTCACATCATCCAAGGCATCGGTATCTAAATGATTCGGTTTCTTTCCAGACGCAGGTCAAAAGTACCCGCTACGGTGGGAGGTGTAACGCCTCCGCCGCCTGGTGTGTATGTCTACAATCGTCCGGACGGAACTTCTGGCTATCGGCGCCCTGACGGCACTTCCACTTACAACAGACCCTAAGTATGGCAAATCTCACGGTATCAACGGACGTTGACAACTTCATGCAAGCCGCCAACAACGCGGCGGCCCGCACTTCACTGGGGGTGCCTGCGGCTACGACCACAATCTCGGCAGGAACCGGGTTGACTGGTGGCGGTGATCTGAGCGCAAACCGCACTCTCACGGTATCATATGGCACCACTGCCGGAACCGCTGCCGAGGGCAACGATTCCCGGCTTTCTGATGCGCGGACTCCCACAGCGCACAAGACCACACACTCCACAGGCGGCAGTGATGCGCTGTCTCCCAGCGACATTGGAGCTGTCGCCACGTCTCGTTCTATTTCTGCCGGCACTGGGTTGACTGGCGGCGGAGATTTGAGCGCGGATCGTACTCTGTCCGTGTCATATGGCACAACGGCAGGCACTGCTGCACAGGGCAACGACAGCAGGCTCTCTGACGCTCGCACTCCCACCGCTCACGCAAGCACCCATGCCACAGGAGGATCTGACGCGCTTTCTCCGAGCGACATTGGTGCAGTTCCTACAGCGCGTTCTATTTCTGCCGGGACTGGACTCACTGGAGGAGGAGACCTGAGTGCAGATCGTACTCTTTCGGTTTCCTACGGGACAACCTCAGGGACTGCGGCTCAAGGCAACGATTCTCGCTTGAGCGATGCCCGCACTCCCACGGCTCATGCCAGCACGCATGCCGCGGCTGGGAGCGATCCCATTACGATTACTTCGGCGCAGATCAGCGGATCCCTCACACAGAACACAAGCGGCACGGCTGCCGGCTTGTCTGCGACGCTTGCAGTGGCATCTGGCGGCACTGGGCAGACGACCTACACGGATGGTCAGCTTCTGATCGGAAACACAACTGGAAACACGCTTACAAAAGCAACTCTGACAGCCGGTTCAAACATGACCATCACCAATGGTGGTGGGTCTATTACGCTGACTCCAAACACAGGGGCAACTCCCACAGACATTCAGATTTTTGCTTCCAGTGGAACATGGACAAAGCCCGCAAACGCACAACAGGTTTGTGTTGAACTTGTCTCAGGAGGGAATGGAGGCGGAGCAGGTGGAAAAGGAACATCTGGAACTGCGATTTACGGCGGATCTGGAGGTGGAGCAGGCGGATACAGCAGGACTTTAATTAGTGCAGTCGATTTGACTGAAGCCACATACTCAATCACTGTTGGAGCTGCTGGCACTGGTTCAATTTATGGAGGTGCTGTTGCAACAACTGGAGGTGCATCAGGATTTGCATTAGGAAGCAATTCTGCCGTATTTCTTGCTCGCGCTCAGTCTGGAGGTACTGCTGGACAAAATGGTGGAACTACTGCTCCAACAACTGGAACCGGAGGGGCACCAAACAGCAACGCGGGTGGAACCGCATCCATTACAGCAACCGCAGGAGCCGGAAGTGGATCTGCAAATGCACCAACTGGCGGCGGAGCTGGTGGTGGAATTTCTGCTGCGAACGCTGGTTTTAATGGCGGCCCTGGGGCGACAAATGCAATCACAAACAGTGCTTCTGCTGGAGGGGCAGCATCAAGCACTGGTAACGGCACATCTGCCACGGCCTCCACGCCAAGAACAGGCACAAGTCTTGTAATCAACGGGTCTGGCGGAGGCGGCGGAGGAGCATCTACATTTTCCACTGGGTCTGGTGGCAATGGAGCTAACGGATCTGGATATGGATCTGGTGGAGGCGGGGGTGGCGCAACTACCGGAACAGGCAGTGGAGGGAATGGCGGAAATGGAGCTCCTGGAATTGTTATTGTTACAACCTACTTCTAAACAATGAGATACGCAATCGTTGATGACGCAACAAAAGTTGTTTTGAACATTATTATTTGGGATGGAATAACTCCGTATACGCCTGCTTCTGGAACCATATTGGTAAACGTGGACGGAGTTGAATGCGGTCCCGGGTGGATTCAACAACCCGACGGCTCTTTCATTCCTCCTACTGAAGAATCCAATGGCTAAGAAACAAGTCAACCTATCGGTGTCCAAAGGCGAGAAGCTGCCGGTATCAAAAGGCGCCGGTCTCACCGCTAAAGGCCGCGCCAAGTACAATGCCGCCACAGGCAGCAACCTTAAGGCTCCGGCGCCACACCCTAAGACCGAGAAGGACGCGGCCCGCAGGAGGTCTTTCTGCGCTCGCATGAGCGGTATGCCGGGGCCAATGAAAGACGAAAAGGGTCGCCCCACTCGCAAGGCCGCTTCACTTAAACGCTGGAACTGCAAATGAAACCCGGACTCTACGCAAACATTCACAAGAAACGCGAACGCATCGAGGCTGGCTCGAAGGAAAGAATGCGTAAGCCCGGGACAAAAGGTGCTCCTACTGCCGCTGCGTTTAAGGCTGCCGCCAAGACTGCCAAGAAGAAGTAATGCAAGTTCCGATCCTCAACGGCATCTACACGAACACTGCCGGTGACTTCCGTGTGGAGTACCCGCGCAATATGGTGCCCGTTGTGCTCGA